GCCATCGTGCGGCCACGCAACAGGAATCCAACTGCCCCAAGGACGGATAGCCGCACTATGTATCAGTGGAATTTTTTCGCGCTGCCTGTACGCCTTCGTAATATGAACACAGTCGGTGTCCGGATCGTAAACGAGGTGGATTGCGGCTGTAGGGTGATCCCATCCGAAGTCGAGGCCGAGAATGTGTTTCCAGTGCGAAGGAATCTCAACAAGCGGGCTTTCTGTAATTATTTCCATCGCAACCGGGAATATGCGACCACCGCCGAGCATAGGTTTGCCGTGCGCACGAGCCTCGCGCTCATGGGCCGTGTAGCTGGCGATGATCTTGGCTTTCTGTTCTGGCGAATAATGTTCTACATCGTCAATGGTCATGTTCGTGATGCTACGGTCAGGATGCGACTCGTCCAAAAAGCGCATCACTACATTGCTCATGCCGAGTAGTGGCGTGAACGTGAGGAACACCGGGCCGCATGTATTGTTTGTCCGCGTGATCCCCTCCATATAGATGTCTTCTGGCGGTTCCTCATCGAACCACACACCGTCGAGGTCTTCCGCTTGCCACGCTTCACGGCCATCGCTATATGCTTTGAACGTAATCTGACTAACTTCCCCATTGGTGTGTCGCACCAATACAGTTTCGACAGCATCCGGCACTCCCCTTGCACGTTTAATTTCCGCTATCATGTCTTTGGGTATGCAACCTGTTCCCCATCGACCGATATTCCCGAGGAGGATGCGCTGTGCGCCATCCCGTGTAAGTTCGGAAGTAACGCTGCCCACCCACCACCTATTCTGCTTCGTGAACCGGAAGCCGTTCCAGTCATCCGGGTAAATCCCCGTCACGTGAAACGCGACTTCAAATCCAGCGGCGTATGTTTTGCCTAGCTTATTCCCGGCCATCAAAAGACGTTCCCGGTACTTCACTCCCGCTTCATGGAACAACCTCTGTTTCGTGTACGGCGCATAGAACATCATCCCATAATTCTTGCGGAGTTCTTCGAGGCGGCGCATCTTCGCCAGCTTGTTTGCACTCCGGTCTGACTGACTTATGCCACTCATTGCACTGCCCCCTCTTTCATTACGTTGTGCACCCAAGAGTTAGCCGGGTCGCCTTCCGTATCTGTGTCCCACGGCGGCACCGCATTTGGGTTGGGCGGTTGGCCGAGGGTCGAAGGGAAATCAACTTTTGGGGCCGGGGGCGGGGAAGCAATAATCTCAGCCTCTTCAACCTCTGCAAACTCAACAACCGTTGCCTCAATAAGCTGCGGGATATGGCGGGGCGCTGTGTTCATCGCCGGGGTAGCCTTCACACCGAGTTCGGATTCCAGTCGTAGGATTTCCTTCTTCAAATCTTCCGGTTTCATTGCAGCAGGTTTATGTTCGTGCTGAACCTTCGTGCCGTACTTCTTGGGATCGCGTATCTCTGCTTGCCACTTCAAAATGTCTACTGCGACTCGGACAGCCGCTGCTTTGGACGGAGTTTTGAGGACTTCTGCGGCCATATCGAGCATTCGGTCGGCATGCATATCCGCTTGCATTTGTCGCGCCCGTTCATACTTCTCTAAGAATTCTGGATATTCGTCGAGCCAGCGCCAAAACACAGGCATCGAAGGCGCGAGAGTTCCGACTTTAGCCAGCGCCTTTTCGAGTGAGTTGCCAAGCGCGATTTGCTGGCAGATGTCGTTTGCGATACGGACGCAATAGTGGGCGCGACGTTTACTCATCTTTTGCCATGCCCCAAAGCTTTTACGAGCCACGTATGTCCATTTGCTTGCGGATGACTCTCAGTGATGAAGCAAGCAACATTAAGTAGGAAGTCCGCGATACGCCAAGTGAGACGTTGCATAAAACTTTTAAAGTTAAACATTTCGTTCTCCAACAGTGACTTACGATGCCGCGATAGTATCACGAAGGCGAAAAAAAAGCCCACCGAATGATGGGCCTAAGCTTCCTGCTGCACTAACGGTACAGCACTGCACTAACGGTACAGTTACGGAAGGGGATCGACCGAAGGATCGGATACAACACCGTCATCGCCGCCGTCGCCATTGCTGTTTCCGTTTCCGTTGGCAGGATTGGCAGGATTGGCAGGATCGGCGACAGTGTGAGCAGCAACGGCGTCAGCCAGTGCTTGAGTGCTTGCAGCGAGGTCGTCCGAAAGTTTTTGAACGGCGGCAGGGTCGTTTGCGGCGATTGCTTCGTCCAGTTTCGTTTTGAGACCTTGCAGCAGAATGATAGCCGAAGCATCAACTTCGGTATTTTTTGCTACTGCTGCGGTAAGTTTGTCTAGTGCGGCCATGATTAAATCTCCTTGCTCTAGGATTGCCCGAAAATTGGGGTCTTCCGAATGGTTATATAAATGAACTTCAATTTGAAGGATCGCCATTTCTGCTCTCCCATTACAAGCCCACGAAGCGGGGGTAGCGCAAAGTATAGCAGGTTCCGTGGCGCACAGTGTGCTGGTTGGTGCAGAGCAACTATTGCTCCGGAAACAAAAAAATTTGTTGGGGCAGAGAACTATAGCCACTAACGCTCCCCTCCCCCGTCCTTTCCGCTTGTACCCCCCTTTTTCCCAGCCGACATTTCTTTGCGACCATTCTTGCCATGTGGCACGTTGTACTAACACGTACATGTTGCATATAAGCATTGCATATGGGCATGATAAAGAGGGCATACCTTATAGCTACTAATTACCACATAGCAACCCATACTAACTAGTACCACATACCCGCATATTGCATACATAACATGTTGTTTCTATTGAGTATTATCTTTTGGTAACACGACCATACTAGCGCCCCTCAGCGCCCCGTTCCCCCCGTGCTCTGCATGCGGACATACCCCAAACACGACGCACCATAGCAAGCGAACAGGCCACAATCGCGCACTTTTCCAAGCTGCCGGGGCATCACTCCCCATGCGATCTACTCGCCGTAACAGGCAGGAACCGCTTATAACCATGCGATATGATTTTTTGATTCTATATGAGAATCAAGTCTTTGGCGGTAGGAGACCGTGACCTATACTAGAGACTCGGAACAGGAGCAACAGGAGCAACAGGAGAACATTATGTTTAACATGCAGTGGGACGGGTTCGCAGATGTATTAACAATCATGGTAATGATTGCCGCGTACCTCTTCGGAAAGATGATGGCATACGCCGAGATAGAAAAAGACATCGCGGCCCGCATGACTCAGGAGGCAGATCAAAATGAATGCGCAAACCAAGAGTGTGAATGACCTCTCGTTACAAGAGAGAGTCGTTACCCCGGATGGCACTGGACTGGTCACTAAACTCTTCTGTACCGTGCCGGACCGTCTGGTGGAGATTGAATTGCGGGAAGATCAAGTATTGAAGCTATTAATTCGGAAGTCGCTCTACGAAAGGGTTTTGACCGTGAATTCTTGAAAACTGGCCCACAATTTAGCGTCAAGCAATAAGCCATACCCCGGGCTTCGCCCGAGCTTTATCCGGCATATTAGTTGATACTACTGTCAACCAACGTGTGATTCACAAATGAGGTGGATGAAATGAAATGCTCAATTCAAGAGGGATTCGGTGATTTTATTGTCGATACGAATGGCGATGTATATCGTGAGCCAGCAAAACAGATTCTTGTCGTTCTTGGTGGCGTAACATTCTTTAGCCTTCCAATTGGCCCATGCGAAGCACGCCACGTAATGCGCAGCGTCAAAAATGCCGCACCAAACAGCGATCCAATGATTGTAGTTGCAAACTAGTATTAAGCTGCAAGCTTTCGGGCTTGCAAGTTAACACTGGTTAACTGTAACGAAACTCAATTGAAGAGGCACAACAAATGGCACACGATCTTTCAATCCGCAAAAATGGCTTTGTGGAAATGGCATACACAGGCGAGCGCCCTTGGCACGCTCTTGGGCAGTCCCTGCCCACTGCCGACAACCGCACGGACTACGCTTGGTTCGGCGCTGGTAACGATTTAAAGTCGGATACATTCGAGCGCGCTATCGCAACCTTCGCCTAAACCACCTTTGAGGACAATCCCGGCGCAAGCCGGGAAGGGGAACACTAAATGAAAGTTATTCCACAAGGCGCGAACGTAACGCTCGTTCGCCTAGACTTTTTTGATCGACTTTTAAAATGAGGAGGAACATAAAATGAACAACGAATTTCCGAACTATCTTGACGAAGGCTTATTCTTTGGCGTGCTGTTGTGTTGGATACTTCTGGAAGTGGTATTAATTTCCGGCCTCCACTAACGCGTACCAAGCACAAGCTTCCGAAAAGAGAATAACGTGGAATTTCTAATCTTCACTACATTCATCGCATTACAAGCAACCGCAAAGAATCTGCCACTAGTATCAAAACGTATTGCTGCTTTCGCCATTGTGCAACGCCTAAGCAATAACCACTGGCTAGTTTGGTTCTTTCATCCTGTCGTATTGAAAGGTGCACACGACTACGTTGTTCATTTCGTTATTTACAGTGGCTATATCATCGGCCATTAACTCTAACGCGGCGCTTCGGTGCCGCAATAAAGGAACTCACAATGAAACGAAAATCCCTGTTAACGCCGTGCAAGAGTTGCTTTGGCAGTGGCACAGTTTGGATAGCGCGTAAACAGTTTTTCACAATGCCCAAACCGAAGGTTTGTCCAGTGTGCCGTGGCAGCACGTATGAGCCGACGCCTAGTATTCCCGGCAATTTGTAACACCGTTTTTGCCCTTGCAAATTTCATTTGCAACCCACTTTTTGAACTTACTAACTTTTGAAATCCGGCGCTTGCGCCGGGAGGAGAACAAAATGAACACCGAACAAGAAATCTTCGAGAAACTTGAATTCCCGCACTTCGTAGCTAAAGTAATGGGACAAACCGCACCCCACAAACTCCGGTGCATGGCCTCATACCTTGAAATTCCAATCGAGGAAATGCTTCGCAATTCGTACCGCGCCGAAAAGAGCGCGGGCGACGTAACCCGCGATGTAGAACACTTCTACACCCACACTGTAAACTAAACTTTTTTAAATTGAGGAGAATCACAAATGAAACGCACCTATCGCCAATTACTTTGCCTTCTTTTGGAAAAAGACCTGCTAATTATAACTGCGGAGGCGGCACAAGCTGCCCTAGAAAGAAACATAGAAGAGTACAACACAGTCATGGCAATGTCAGTTGACATACTTCAAGCGCAGGTTTGGCTTCTCGAATTACCTGACGAAGTTTGTCTGCACGTAGAATCAGAAACCGATGTAAATATGCCGCATGATGAACGTGCAAACCTAATCCGCGAACTTGGCGCAAAAATTAACTCACTTTTACCGGAGACGAAATAATGGGAAAGCTCGACACCTTAACCGCGCACGAAATAACTAACGACGAAGATCACAAAGAGATGGTTCGTTGCGCACAAGACCGTTTCTACGGCATGCCCACAGAGGACATTATTAGCTACCTTCTTGTTATCGTCCGCAAGCTGCCGCCCGACGAGTGCGACGAAACCTCTGATTGCGAACACATTTGCATGACTGGCGGGTCTATGGCGGAAAAAATCGAAATGATGCATAGCTTCGCAGAGTGCGTGCTACAAGGCCACAAAAAGGCATTCGACGGCAAGCTGCCAAAATGAGCCGCTACGCCCTTCGCCCTTGGGTTGGCTCACTGGTAGCTGCAATC